TGTGCGAATTGTAACATAGAGTGCAAATAAGATAAATGCTTATTTACACTCTATTTTTGCATAAAAGGAGGGAAAAACGTGAGGCAGTACAAAATTCTGAACTACGACGACAGGCGGCAGATAGAACGCCTGTATGCTCAGGGCGACAGGATTGAGGACATCAGCTTTTTTCTGCGCGCGAGCCAGACCTGTATACGAAAGGAACTCGCCCGTGGACGAACCGGCAAATTGGATGCTAATCAGCGCCTTGAGTATAGCGCCGAAATCGGGCAGCGTACAACCATGGCCAACGTGCGCCGCCGGGGGAGGCGGCGCACGGCGACGGGTGCAAAAATATGAGACGCTACCGTTGGAACATCAAGACCTTTGCCCGGAACGTAATCGTTCCCCTTCAATTCGTCATCGGCTTTATTTTAGTCCTTTGCGCTCCCGGAATTTCAGACTTCGGACAAGCCGTCATTTTAAGCGGCGTAGGGCTGTTAATGCTGAGCAGCGCAATGGCGTTATAACAACGAGAAAGGAGGCAATCTACAAATGTTACACATCAAAGAATTCCGCGAGGAGCACGGTATCTATGCAAGCCAGGTCGTAGAGGTAGTACGCGAGCGGTATCCCGGATACGACAAATATCTCAATTCTAAGGTGGAGAATCCGGAAAAGTATGGCATACGCCTCGTCAGCGACGCCGAGCAGATGTTAGAGAACGCATTTCAGAGGACGCTCTCAGCACCCCGCAGACCAGACCGCCGCCGTCTGCCATCCCGTATTCAGTGCAGGCTGTCAAAGACGGTGTTTAACCAGTTGCAACAGGCGTTCCGCGCCGCTGGCTTTGACACCATGCAGGCCGGCATGCAACATCTAATCATTTTGTATCTTGGAAAGGAGGTGGAGCAAGAGTGAACTATAAAACCTGTCCCTATTGCGGCGCAGCACTCGACCCCGGCGAGCGGTGCGACTGCGAACATGAAGGCGGTACCCAGGATGATACCAATAACGACAAAGAGCAGGAGGTAACACATGGAGCAAATCAACGAAAGTACCAGCATGATAACAGTGCTGCCTGATGACATCGCCAATTACGACGTTGACGCCATTATTGTCATGGCGGAACGAGCGGACAAGCTCGTCGCAGCCCTCAACAAGATGATGATGGCAGCCATCAAAATTACTACCGCCCACGACTGGGTGATTATCGGCGGCAAGCCCTATTTGCAGGAGAGCGGCGCAACAAAGGTTGCCAGGCTGTTCGGCATAGGCTGGAAGATTCTCGACGTGCAGCGCGAGCTTGACGACGGGTATCCGTCCTTCACCTATCGCATGGTTTTCCGAATGGGGGGCACGGAAATAGAGTGCGACGGTTCACGCTCGGGCAGGGACGAATTTTTCACCGGGCAAGCGACCCTGCGGGACGGCTCGGCAAACCCCAAACACAAAGGCCCTGACCAGGTAGACGCAAACGACGTCAAAAAAGCCGCGTACACCAACTGCCTGAACAACGGCATCAAGCGTCTGCTGCCCGGCCTTCGCAACATCGACATCGAGACCCTCGAAAAGGGCGGCGTGAATACCCAGAAGTTGACCGGCTATACATTCAAGGAAGGCAGCAGGGGCGGCACTGGCAGAAGCGCAGCGGTTACCGGGCTCACCTGCACCGCTTGCGGGGCGGCTATCACGCAGGCAGAAGCAAGTTATTCTGAAGGCCGCTTCGGACGTAGGCTGTGCCGTAAGTGCCAGCGGAATCCCCCAGCACCCACACCCGAACCCGAGGATGACTACATTCCTCCTACGGAGGAGCCGTAATGACCAGCACAGCGGTTAAGCAGCTCATAACTATCCTGAGGACACTACACGACTGGAACGACAAATACAACAAGGGCGACAAGCTCGTTATGACCATCAACGATGACTACGCCAGCGTATATAACGCAGCATCTTGCAAGGTTATTAACGGTGGCAATAAGTCAAAACACGCCCGTGAGCACGGCGTAGATATCATTGTATTTGACCGCAACTATGAGGAGGTACGCAATATATGTTAAGCGCACAATCTATTCAAGCAGCCATCCGCAACGAGGTAGAAAACCGTATCAAGGTCTACCCCTGCAATAATCTCAGAGCATCCAACATAGGCCACCCCTGCGAGAGATATCTCTATCTGCTCATCCGGCACTGGGACGAGCAGGAGCCTCACGACTACGGCCTCCAGAACATATTCGACCTGGGCAATTCGATAGAGGATTACACCATAAATAAGCTCAAGGCCGCGGGCCTTGAAGTGATCACTCCCACGCAGCGCAGTTGGAAGGTTGAAAATCCGTTAATCACAGGCCGCGAGGATATCCGCATCAAAGACCCCGAGACGGGCGAGCTGTTCCCGGCAGAAATTAAAGGGCTTTCCCCGTTTGAATGGGTTAAGCTCAACTGCGTCGAGGATTTCTACGCCTCCAAGAAGCACTATGTGCGAGCCTATCCCTCCCAGCTCCTCGTCTACATGTGGAAGTTCGAAAAGGAAAAAGGATTTTTTGTCCTGACGAACAAGCTCACCGGCGAGATCAAGATCATCGAGGTGCCCTTTGACTGGGATAGAGCAGACGCAATGCTCCACAAGGGCGAGCGCGTATACGCCGCGCTGAACGACGCCACCGGCAAGATATTGCCCCCGGCCTGCCCGGACATAACCGTGTGCGAGGAATGCTCCATGAAGCATATATGCCCCGCCGACCATTCCCGCATAGAGGCGGAGATAGATGACGGTGAGCTGGAAAGCCTCATACTCCAGAAAGAAGCTCTCGCACCGCAGTACAAGGCGTATAACGAACTGTCAGATCAGATAAAAGCCTGTGTGGGCGACCGAGAGAAGGTAGTTACTGAAACACATCTTGTGCAGGTCAAGACCATCGAGAAAAAAGCGTACCAAGTCGCAGCGCGAACCGAGCGCCGCATCAACATATCAAAGCTATAAGGAGGACAGACATCATGTATAGGATTACTATCACTGACGACAACGGATTTGAGCAGTGCATTAAAACCGACGGCTTCAGCCTGCTAATCCGGGATTCGGAAAAGGGCGGAGTTGCCTGTATGACAAAACTGACCATTCACAGCAACAAGGAGGTAGCCGCCCTTATTACGGCGCTGAAAAAAACAAAACTTACCATCGCAAGGGAAGCGACGGTTCCGGACCATATTTTAAATGAACTCTGCGGCATGGCAAAGCGCCTGCCCGACACAGAGGTCGAGCATACTGTTGATTAACCTGTTTGGGGCGAGGTTATGCTTCGCCCCTTATGAGCTTTAGTGAGGTGATAGCATGGCATGGATAGAACTGCACGACACGCTGCCCGACCACAAGAAGGTTTTGGCGGTTGCAACCGCCCTAAAAGCGGACAAAGACCTAATCGTCGGTAAATTGGTCAGGTTGTGGGTATGGGCGCTCAATAACCGCGAGGATGGGCGATTCAGCGAGCAGGATGTTGCGACCATAGCCGAGATTATGCGATTCAAGGGCAAACCGCAGAAACTCATAACTGCGCTGCTCGACGCAAGGCTACTCGATTACGATGGTTGCAACTACATGATCCACGATTGGGACGAGCGCGTAGGGATGCTGCTCGCCAAGCGTGAGACGTCACGTTCACAGGCCCGTGACAGGCAGCGAAAACGCCGCGAACGGATGCGTGACGCAAGCGTTACTTGTAACGCAACTGTCACGCGTGACGAAACCGATTGTCACGCGGCTACCGTACCTAAACCGTACCATACAGATGATGATGACGATGGTGAGGACGATACCGCGCGCGCGTATGCGGAGGCGGAGCGTGTTGTCGCGGCGTCGTACCGCGCAGCTTTCGGGCGGGACGCAACAGCCGCGGAGGTCGCGGCTATATCCCGCACAGCCGTCCTTAACAACAAAGTGGCCATCATCGGACACGCGATAGACCTCACCGCTGTTTTCGGCGTAAAGGCCGTTGTAAAGTACGTCAACAGGATAGTCCGGGACTGGGTATATTATCACATCGACAGCCCGGACGAGCTGGGCGAATATGACTATCTTCAGGACTGTGCGGCGGGACGATTGGACATCGGGTACATCGACCCGCAGGAGGCGCTTGAGCGTCTGAAGGCGCACCGTGAGCGCAAGATACAGGAGGAGCATAATGCCCAACAATGCTAACGCACCGCGGATTGTCTGCCCGTACTACCAACGGGAGACGCCGACGTCGATAACATGCGAGGGGCTGTCTCCCGACACATCAAATGTCACCAGATTCGGGAGCAGAGGACAAAAACGGAGACACCAAATACAGTGTTGTGAACGATATTGCTATGCAAAAGTCTGCGCCTATGCTGCGCTGCTCGAAAAATCATACGCATGGGAGGATAGATCATGCAGCACTACGAAGAGAACGAGCAAATAGCCCTGTTTCGGTGGGCCGCCTATGAGCAGGCCGTATATCCCGAGCTTGAGTATATGTTTCACATTCCCAACGGCGGCGTGAGGAACAAGGCCACGGGCGGGAAGCTCAAAGCGGCGGGAGTTAAGGCCGGTGTGCCGGATATATGCCTACCACTGCCATGCAAGCGATATGCCGGGCTCTATATCGAGCTCAAGGCCGGTAAAAATAAGCCTCAGCCCAACCAACTACGTTGGCTGGATGCACTCAACCGCAACGGCTACCTCGCCGTCGTGTGCTACGGCTGCGAAGAAGCGATAAAAACCATAGTTGATTACATCAAACTCACCAGGCAGAAAGGAGAACCCCATGAATAATTATCTATGCATCAACAGCAGAAAAACCGAACTGACCGAGCAGCAGCTCCGCGAGCTGGGCATAGCTCAGGCGGATGAATACATACCGGAAAATGAGATAGCGCAAATGTCCCGCATAGCCCTCTCGGGCAAGGCCGAGGAGTACTACAAGGTTCACGACACCATCACCGTGGGCGGAACTGTGTTTGAAATCATAGGCATAGGCCACGACACGGACACGATAACCAATAAAAAAAATACCATCACACTCCGCAGCACTTTTACCGACATCCGAGCCGCAATGCATAAAGGCAGTTGTCCCGGCGGTTATAAGGACGCCTCGCTCAATGCCAGGCTGAACACACCCGAGGAATGGTTGCCTGCGGAAGTGCTCCCCTTTTTACGCACCGTCACAAAGAAATGCTCTAATTCCGACGGCGAGGATTACGAGCTGCCCTGCCGCCTGTTTTTATTCTCGGAAGCTGAGGTGTTTGGAAGCGCGATTTACTCTCCTATTGAGGAAGGTGAGCGATATAAGGGATTTGCCACAGCGAAAGACCGATATGTTTACGATGCGGACGGAAATAGAGCGGCCTGGTGGCTTCGCTCGCCTTATTCCAGCATCGGCGGCGACTTCTGTGCTGTGAACTCTTCAGGTGCAGCCTACTACTACTACGCCAGCTACTCCTGCGGCGTCGCCTTCGGATTCTGTTTTTAACCCATACGCATGAATTGCAAAAATCTTCCTCCAAGGGGGAGACTTCAAGACTTCCCATGGTGTAACCTTACATTAAGCGCCTGCTCATGCGCTTCATGTGCCTCCTTTGTTATAGGAACAGCCCGGTATTTGCCGGGCTGTTCCGCTTTATCTTGGTACAAAAACGGGGAGAAATCCAACCTGTTACACGAGTACAGTTGTTACACGGAGGATGTAACGTGTCTAAACCGGACTGGAATAGTATTAAGAGCGAGTACATCACCACGAACATATCGTACAGGTCACTGGCGGAAAAGCGTGGTGTTTCCTGGCGTACCCTGGCCGAGCGTGCAAGACGCGAGGGGTGGCCTGAAGAGCGCACAAGGTATTGTAACACTGTTGTTGTTAAGACCGTACAAAAGACCGCTACAAAGATGTCCACCGCGAACGCGCGTAAATTAGACCGGTTGCAACAAGCCGCCGACAGCATGAGCGAGGTAATTGCAGAGATATTCAGTGATACAGACCAGTTTCACAGGCATATCATACAGACCCGCGACGGTGATACGTGGGACGCAGACTGCCGCACCATGGACAAAGTTGATACAAAGGCAATCAGAGACCTCACCGGCGCACTGAAGGATTTGTCGTTCGTCATGCGTAGCGTGTACGACCTGCCCACCGTGCAGGAGCGCAACGCTATGGATATAGCCGCCGAGCGATTGAAGCTCGACCAATCTAAGGCGGCGGCAGCAGCCGCAGAGGATGGCAGCGACAGCGATACCGGCGTTGTCGAGCTGGCCCCGGTATTGGAGGATGACGATGCACAAACGTAATGTAGTATGGACGCCACAACCCAAGCAGCAGCTTTTCCAGCAGCGGCCTGAATATGAGGCGCTGTATGGTGGGGCTGCCGGGGGCGGTAAGTCCGATGCCCTGCTCGCGGAAGCGTTACGGCAGGTCAATATTCCGCATTATCGCGCTATCATTTTTCGCAAAACCTACCCGCAGCTTTCAGAGCTCATAGACCGCAGCAAGGATATATATAAGCCTGCTTTCCCCAGGGCGCGATATAACCACACGGACCATTTCTGGCGGTTCCCCAGCGGCGCCAAGGTATATTTCGGCTCCATGCAGCGTGAGCAGGACCGCACCAACTATCAAGGCAAGCGGTACGATTTTGTAGCATTCGATGAACTGACACATTTCACATGGCAGGAGTACAGCTACCTAATGAGTCGTAACAGGCCGGGCGGCCCCGGCACCAGAGTATATATCAGAGCAACCACCAACCCGGGCGGCATAGGCCATGGCTGGGTAAAGGATAGATTCATCACAGCAGCGCCGCCTCTCACCCCAATAACAGGCGAGTATACCGTTGTAACCCCTGACGGTCCGCTCAAATTAAAGCGCAAACGGATATTTGTACCGGCTACCGTTTTTGACAACCAAAAACTGCTGGACAATGACCGGAATTACTTGGCAAACCTCGCCATGATGCCCACAGCAGAGCGCGACGCTTTGTTGTATGGAGACTGGAACAGCTTCAGCGGGCAGGTGTTTAGGGAATGGCGCGACGATCCCGCGCACTATGATGATCATCTTTGCACCCACGTTATCAAGCCATTCCGTATTCCGGGATTTTGGACGCGATACCGTGGATTCGATTTCGGTTTCTCCCGCCCATTCAGCGTGGGCTGGTATGCAGTAGATCCTGACGGGAGGTTGTATCGGATAGCTGAGTATTACGGTAGCACTGGTGAGCCTAATGTCGGTGTGCAGATGCAGCCCGCCGAGATAGCAGCCAACATCAGGCGCATAGAGGCCGAAGAACCCAACCTCAAGGGTTGTCAGATCTACGGAGTAGCCGACCCGTCAATATTCGATGAGAGCCGAGGCATGAGCATAGCCGCCATGATGGAGACCTCCCCGAATTTTATCTCATGGGCACCGGGTGACAACACCCGCATAGCAGGAAAGATGCAGTATCATTTTCGGCTGGCATTCGGTAAGGACGGCAGACCGATGTTCTACTGCTTCAATACCTGCAAGCATTTTATAAGGACTATCCCCGCTCTGGTTTACGATGCCAAGCACGTCGAGGACATCGACACATCTCAGGAAGACCACATATACGACGAGTGCCGTTATGTGATGATGAACAATCCTATTGCGGCGCGCAAGAACGAGTTGCAACCGCCCAAGGAGTTCGACCCGCTCGACCTGTGGACGGATACCACCATTAAAGACAAATACGCCTTTTACAGGCAATAAGGAGGTTTTAAGCAATGCCAAAATTCCCGCCCAGAACACAAGAGACGGAAGGAGCACAACTCCCGTTACCACAGCAGGGCACACCCGCGGCTGATACCGCACAAGCTGCTCCGGGACGCATAGGGCCTGTCGGCAAGGAAGAGGTCGCCAAGGCCGAGGCCATACTCCAGAAGTATAAATCCGGCAAGGATAGCCTCAACAACCGCATTGTGGAGAATGAAAAGTGGTTTACCCTGCGCCAATGGGAAGTTATACGCGGAGTGAAAAGCAACCCCGATGACCCAGAACCGGCCTCGGCATGGCTGTTCAACTGCATCGCCAACAAACACGCCGATGCCATGGACAATCTTCCCGAACCGTGTGTGCTGCCACGCGAAAAGGGCGATGTAAATGACGCAGATGTATTATCGGATGTGCTCCCCGTCATTCTCGAGCAGAACAGGTTTGAGGATGCGTATTCTACCGTTTGGTGGCGCAAGCTCAAGAGCGGCAGCGGCGTATATGGCGTTTTCTGGGACGCCATGAAGAACAATGGGCTGGGAGAGATAGATATCCGCGCCTGTGACGTGCTAAACCTATACTGGGAATCCGGCATAAGCGATATCCAGCACTCTCCTCACCTGTTCCATGTCGGAATCGAAAACCGGGAAATGCTCATCGGCCAGTATCCCTTTATGGCCGATAAGGTTGGTCAGTATCCCACGCTGGAGACACCTAAGTATGTTTACGAGGACAACGCCGACACCTCCGACAAGGTTGTCGTTGTTGATTGGTATTACAAAGTACGCAACGAGGCGGGTAAAACAATACTGCACTACTGCAAATTCTGCTGCGGCGAGGTACTGTATGCGTCCGAGAATGATCCGGCATACGCACAGCGCGGATACTACGACCACGGCAAATATCCGTTCGTCATGGATATCCTGTTTCCGCTTGAGAATACTCCGGCCGGATTCGGCTATATCGACGTCGGTAAAAGCCCGCAGATCTACATAGACAAACTCGACCAGGCCATTTTACGGCACTCCGTCATAGGTTCGCGGCAACGGTATTGGATTCGTGGCGACGGCAATATCAACATCGAAGAGTTCCGCGATTCCACCTGCGATTTCGTTCATTTCTACGGTTCGGGAGATCCACGCGATTGTGTGATATCCATGGATTGCCCTCCCCTCAGTGATATCTACGTTGGAGTTCGCGAAAACAAAATCGACGAACTGAAGGAGACCTCCGGCAACAGAGATTTTTCACAGGGCGGTACAAGCTCCGGCGTTACGGCAGCGTCTGCAATAGCAGCATTGCAGGAGGCAGGCTCTAAACTCTCCCGCGACATGATTAAGAGTGCGTACCGGGCCTGCGTGGAGGTGGACTACCTCGTGCTGGAGCTTACGCGGCAGTTCTATAAATATCCCCGGTTCTTCCGCATAATCGGAAATGAAGGCGCTATGCGGTTCGTGGAGTTCTCCGGCGATCAAATAGCAGGTAAGCCGCAAGGTAACGACTTCGGCATTGATTTAGGATACCGTGTACCAATATTCGACATCAAGGTGTCCGCGCAAAAAGCATCGCCGTTTGCTACGGCGGCGCAAAATGAACGCGCCAAGGAATTTTACGGCATGGGCTTTTTCAGGCCAGACCTTGCAGACCAGGCACTCGCCGCCCTCGACATGATGCAGTTTGAGGGAATTGAAGAAGTACGTGAGAGGATAGCGCAAAACCAGACGCTATATCAGCAGGTGCAGCAGCTATCACAACTCGCGCTTGCCATGGCGCAGGAGCTCGATGCGATAAAAGGCAGCGCTTACTCCCAGCAGATAATGCAGCTTGTCGGCATGAATGCTCAGCAGACCCCACAGGGCAATGCAGCCAGGCCAGAGATGCAGCCTAATATACTCGGCTCTATAAACGCCGGTATGAGCAGCACGGCAGGCGCGGCCAGAACAAGGGCGGCAGAAAACGCCACACCGAAAGCGTAGGCGGTATATGACCACTGTTGACTATGAACATAACAAAAACACCTTTGAGCTAAAGGTGATGGGCCACGCCGGGTATAATCCCGGCGGTCCTGACATCGTGTGCGCTGCTTGCTCAACACTCGTATATGCCTTGTGGGATTCCATGCTGGAGCAGCAGGATACGGGAATGCTGGAGGAGCTGGATGTAATGCAGAACGATGGCATGTTTGCTCTAAAAGCCGTATGCAGTGCCGAGAGCAATGCGCAGATAATCGTGATTTTTAACGTAATCATGCGTGGCTTTGCTATGATAGCGCAAAAATATCCGGAATTTTGTAACATATCAGGCCAAAAACAGGGAGAAAAGAGATCGCAGTCTCGTATATCATACCTCCAGACGCGAGGGAAAGACCTCAGAGACGGCGGGAAAGACCGCTGACGCTGGGTAAATAGCCAAGTATGACGCCGGGGAAAGACCCGAGGAAAGGATTACGCATGAAAAACTATCTGCTCATGAATCTGCACTTGTTTGACGGAGAAGGCGGTGGAAACGCTGGCGGCGCAGAAGGCGCAGCATTACCCGCAGCCGGCAGCAAGGCAGGCAAAAGCAACCCCCTTGCCAACGTTCAATACGGAACCACCCCCAACGGTTCCCAAAATGGAACAGCACAGTCCGGCGCGGCTGTCACCTCAAATGTGGAAGAGGCCCGAAAAGCCGAGTTCGACAAGCTCATTAAGGGCGAATACAAAGATTTGTACGACGCCAATGTGCAGAAAAACATCAACGCTCGGTTTAAGGAGCTCGACGGTCTCAGGGCAAAATCTGAGCAGTTCGACGCATTGAATCCAGTACTCAATATACTTGCTCAGAAATACGGCGTTGACGGCACGGACGCTGATGCCCTCGTTAAGGCAATCGAAGATGATGATAGCTACTACGAGGAAGAGGCCATCTCGAAGGGACTGACCGTGGAGCAGCTAAAAAACATCAAGAAGCTGGAGCGCGAAAATGAGAGCTTTCGCCGCGCAGCCCAGGAGCAGCAGCGACAGCAAAACGCAGACCGCATATACGCTATGTGGCAAGATCAGGGTGAGGACTGCAAAAAGACATACCCCAATTTTGACTTCCAGCGCGAAGTTGACCCTAAGCAATCTCCTACAGCAGAAAGGTTTTTGTCGTTGCTGAAATCCGGTGTGGATGTAAAGAACGCTTATATGGTCGTACATATGGACGATATCATGTCCGGCGCTATGCAGTACACCGCCCAACAGATATCTCAAAAGACTGTGAACGACATCATGGCGAGGGGCATGAGACCCGCCGAGAACGGAGCAAACAGCACCGGTGCGGCTACCATCACAAAAACAGACCCAACCAAGTTTACGAAAAAAGACCGCGAGGAAATCTCGCGGCGCGTCGCAAGAGGAGAAATCATAACCCTTTAAGATGGTTCTCCTCAAATCAGAAAGGAGAATTAAATGTTTAACATCAGACCCTATCTAAGGCTCAATCTGCGCCTGTTCGACGTTGACCTTAACGTGCAGACCACCAAATCCCCCGGTCTGACCGACGGTATGAAAACCTACTATGAGGACAGGCTGATAGATTACGCAGAGCCCCAGCTCGTGCATGATCAGTTTGGCGACGAGTACAACATACCGAAGCACGGCGGTAAGATTATCGAATTCCGCAAGTATCTGCCCCTACCCAAGGCGCTTAATCAGCTTATTGAAGGCGTTACCCCCAAGGGCGGCAAACTGGAAATGAGCACCCTGACCGCCGAGGTTGGCCAGTACGGTTACTACATCACCATCTCCGATATACTGGAGCTCGCCCATGTTGACCCTCAGATCGAACAGGCTACCAAGCTGCTCGGCTCACAGGCAGGCCGCACTTTGGACACCATTACTCGCGACGTCATCACCGCCGGCACAAACGTATCCTATGCGCCCAAGGTTTCTGCCGCAGGCGCCGAAACCGAGGTACTGTCCCGCGCCGACCTTGATGATACCGCGCTGCTTACCACTCGCGTCATCTTCAAAGCGGCAGCCAAGCTCCGGCGCATGAATGCTGTACCCATCGATGACTGCTACGTCGCCATAGTCCATCCCAACGTGTCGTGTGACCTTATGTTATCCGACGGCTGGATCGATGTGCATAAGTACGCACAGCCCGATAACATCTACAATGGCGAAATCGGCAAGCTCGGCGGTGTTCGCTTCGTCGAATCCACCGAGGCGCGTATTATCGGTCCCGCAGCCATAAGCGACGGTCTGGGAGTGCTTAGCGTAAAGACCGCTATAAACTCCAGCTCCAGCAGTATTGTCATCAACGAGGAGCTGACCTCCGCTACTCCCGCAGAGCCCATACCCGTATATATCAACGGTTCGCCTAACACCATCACCGCAATAGCTACTACCGGCGGCAACACTACCCTGACTATAGGCACCGCCGTCACCAGTCTCGCGGCAGGCGCGAAGATAACAGGCAAGGGCGCGACCAAGAGCGGCAAGGCCGTATATTGCACTTTGTTCGTAGCGCAGAACGCATACGGCAGGACTGCTCTCAAAAACGGCGGATTGCAGCACATTATAAAGCAGCTCGGCTCCGGCGGTACTGCTGACCCTCTGAACCAGAGAGCTACCACCGGCTGGAAAGCAACCAAGGTTGCAGAACGTCTTGTTGAGGAGTACATGGTGCGCGTTGAGCACTGCTCCGAGACAGAGCCTTACGCTGCTGCCAACTAACCAGGAAGGAGTAACCCATGAGTAAGAACGCAAACAAAGCTGCTCTCGATGAGATTGTTGCCACAACTCCTGCTGCCGATAACGCACCCGCAGTTGAGGAGGCTTCTGCTGCCGTCGAACCCCCCGCAAAGGATGATCCCCGCGAATATGTTGAGTTTAAGCTCCCCCGCGATCCTCGCAGTAAGGAAAACGGAAAATATGTCAGCGTGAACGAGATAAGCGTATTCGTGCCGTTCGGCAAGCGAGTGAAGATTCCCCGCTGCATAAAGGAAGTACTGGAAAATTCCATAGACGAGGACGAGCGTACACAGAATCGGCTACTCGCCCTCCAGGAAGAAGCAAGGACGAGCGAACCTGTATAACCAATGGGGCCCATGGCCCCTTCATGCGGCGTGGGTAGGCCCACACGTTGGTTCAAGCCCAGCGCACCGCACTATTGGAGGTTTTATGAAGATATCCGAGGCAATCGCACAACTAAGGTCTATTAAGGAAAACCAGTACGACGATGAAACCCTCGTGCGCTGGCTCTCTGACGTCGAGGGCAGAATATACGAGGAAGTCATCAAATGGCATGAGGATACCGATGACGTTGCTCACGGTCCGTATTCACCAGATGGTGATATGGACACCGCGCTCATGGTTCCGAACCCCTACGATGACCTTTATATCAAGTACCTTATGGCGCAGGTGGATTATCACAACGCGGAACTGGCTCGGTACAACAATTCCATGGTCATGTACAACATTGCGCTATCCGATTTTGCAAACTGGTATAACCGCAGCCACAGACCCAAGCAGACTCATTATTACACTGGATTGAGGTATTGATATGGGCTTTCTTCCTTCGCTATCCGAACTGAATACCTCCCGCGAAATGATAAGCGAATTTGGGGGATATAATCATAACCTGCGTATCAATAACAACGAGTTCAGCGATATGCAGAACATGACGTCAACCCACTACCCCGTCTTATCACCGCGAAGTGTCCGAGGCCGTGTGCGCTCCCTGACGAAGCCAAACGGCCTTTTTGCACATAACAAGCTGGCATGGGTGGACGGCACTACATTCTACTACGACGGCAGTGCCGTCGCCGGTTTTTCCTTGACTGACAGCCCTAAAACATTTGTCGCTATGGGTGCATATATCCTAATATGGCCTGACAAAGCATACTACAACACGGCAACTGGCGATTATGGCAGCCTCGGCAATAAGGTCACGACCTCCGGCACGGTAAACCTTACGCTCTGCAAAAACGATGGTACTGCCTATACAAACTACTCCACCGGCGCAACCGCTCCGGCCTCTCCTGACGATGGCGCACTATGGATAGATACCAATTCAAAGCCCCATGTACTCAAACAATATTCCTCTACCTACGGTACATGGGCAAGCATTCCCACCACTTACGTCAAGGTTAGCGCTACTGGCATAGGCGCAGGGTTTGCCGAGCATGACGGTGTTACCATATCCGGGCTCACCAACACAGACCTCAACGGCGACTTTATACTGTACGGCGTCGGCAACGACTATATACTCGTCACTGCCATAATAGACGCGGTTGCAACCGACACAGCAGCCGTCACGATAGAGCGTAAAATACCAGACATGGATTATCTCACCGAAAGCGAAAATCGCGTGTGGGGCTGCTCCAGCGCAAAACACGAAATATATGCTTGCGCTCTTGGCGACCCTAAAAACTGGTACAGGTTCATGGGCATATCTACGGACAGCTTCACGATGACCGTCGGCTCTCCCGGCGACTTCACCGGCGCATGTACGCATCTCGGCTATGTGCTGTTCTTCAAGGAAGATGTAATCCATGAAATATACGGTTCAAAGCCGAGCAATTTCCAACTCACCAATACCGTGTGCCGCGGTGTAGAGAAGGGCAGTGAGAAAAGCCTAATTATCGTCGATGAGACATTGTTCTATAAGTCCGCACACGATGTATGTGCGTATAGTGCATCACTCCCTCAATCTATATCTGAAGCACTCGGCGCGGAAAAATATAAAAACGCCGTGGCGGGTGCTTTTGGCTCCAAGTATTACATCTGCATGGAGAATGCTGATGGCCGTCATACCCTGTTCGTGTACGATGCCGCTCATAGGCTTTGGCACAAAGAGGACAATAGGCATATCACCTACTTTGCCACATTCGGCAAGGAACTCTATTTCATAGCTGACAATACCATATACTCGGTAAATGGTGACACATCCGTATACGGCGATGCAGCAGCAGCGCATGAAGCCCCTTTTGATTGGTTCGCGGAAACCGGGGACATAGGGATGGAGTATCCCGACCATAAGTATGTAAGCAAACTCCAATTCCGAGTAGAAGCCACCCTCGACACCCTGATACGCATAGAGGTTCAATATGACCATGACGGTATCTGGATTGAAAAATACCTTATAAACGCTACTACAAAGCGCTCATTCACAGCGCCCATAATCCCCAGGCGTTGCGACACCATGCGGATCCGCATAAGCGGCAACGGTGACTGCCGCATCTACTCCATCACAAAAACTATTGAGCAAGGGAGTGAGTTGTGATGGCCTTCACCGGTTTTGACTTGCCCGACATTGGCAATTCCAATCTGGACAGTGCAGCCGAGCGCAGGCAGATATTGGAATACCTGTTCCAGCTCACAAAGCAGCTCCGCTATACCCTAAATAACCTCGGCAAAGAAAACCTCTCCGATGAGCTGAATAGCACCATACATGAAGCGTTGAGGTCAGCCGTTTCAGTCGAGCGCATTATCAGGAACGTCGAAGGCAGCGTATCCATGATACAACAGACCGCCAATTCCATAAAGCTCGAAGTGGCAACAAAGGTCGATGAGAATGAAATCATATCAAAAATCAACCAGACCTCTGAAAGCATACTTATCCAGGCAAACCGGCTCAACCTGAGCGGCTACGTCACCATAAACTCCCTGAAAGCAGGCGGCACTACCACCATTGACGGCGGCAGGATAACGACCGGCACAGTAGCCGCTGCCCGGATTGATGTGAACAATCTTTATGTGAAACATCTGAACGGTGCAGACGGTACATTCACCGGCTCCCTGAGCGCTGCAAGCGGAACGTTTACCGAACTAACCGCATCCAATGGCGCAGTGAAGTTCACTGGTAATAATATCAATATTTGCGGCGTTGAAATTGGTTATGTGAGTTACTATTCGCAAGTGTGCGTTGTGCCTCCAGCACATCAGACCGGCAACGTTGGCACAGGAAGCCTCGCGTGGGATCAGTGCGTCGCAAAAAATCTGTACAGCAGCGGGGGTGGCGTCAATTCATATTCCATGCGGAAATTGAAGAAAGATATACTGAACTACCCTTATGACCCTACGGCGGTAGACCGCTTGCAGCCAGTCACATACATAATGCGAAATGACGACACAAACACCATCCATCTCGGTCTTATCGCTGACGATGTACGTGAAGTGGAGCCGTTACTTGTAAGTAGCTTTCAAGACGAGAGTATGCCCGGTTCGGTTCTGACATTGGATTACAGCAGGGTATCCGTGCTTCTGATAAACGAAATTAAGGCTTTGCGTAAGCGCGTAAGCAGCTTGGAAGGGAGATTTGCATCATGACTAAACATATCCAAAAGCTAATGGATGCCCTGGCCTGCCTGGACGCTGTTTCCGTGACCGGCAGGAATAACAGAATGAATATGCTGCTCGCGGAGCAGCACATAGCCGACGTCGCACAAGAGCTCACTGCGGCAGAGACAGCAAAGAAAAAAGATAAGGAGGCGGCTGACAATGGCAACGTATAAGAAAGGCTCCCGCAGCGATGAGGTAAAAAGGATACAGGAAGCCCTCGGGATAAAAGCAGACGGTATATACGGCTCGCAGACAGAACGGGCGGTTCGCAGTTATCAGCAGCAGAACGGCCTTAAGGTTGATGGTATCGTCGGGAATAACACATGGGGCAGCCTCTTCAGGGGCGGCTCCGGCGGCTTTGATTGGAGCGGCGGCGTCAACACCGGCTCTGCATCCGGCAGTTATAGCAGCCAACGCAAGACCGCCGACTGGCTTTCTCAATATGAGACCGGGCGGCCTACATACTCGCCCTCCCAGGCGGTTAACGATGCGGCGAATATGCTTGCAGACTATGAGCGCAACCGCCCCGCCGCCTTCAAGAGCCGCTATGATGACAGGATACAAAGCCTGTTAGACCAGATTCTCAATCGCGGCCCATTTGAATATGATTTCAATGCCGACCCACTATATCAGCAGTATAAAGACCAATATACCCAGCAAGGCAAAATTGCAATGATGGACACCATGGGACAGGCAGCGGCGTTGACCGGTGGATATGGCAGCTCCTACGGCTCCGTGGCGGGGCAGCAGGCGTATCAGGGTTATTTGCAGCAGCTCAATAACGTAATACCCGAGCTTAGGGATGCTGCATTCTCAATGTACCAAGCAGAGGGCGATAACATGCGTTCCAAGCTCGGCGTACTTAGCGGCCTTGATGATACCGATTACGGCAGATACCGCGACACCGTAAGCGACTATTACAACGACCTCAACTACTACTACAACAAGTATAACGATATGTCCGAAGCGGATTATAATCGCTATCTTAATGATGCTGCCGCCTGGGAGAACGACAGGGCATATTGGTACAACAAAGCGCAGGACGAGCAGACGCAAGCCAACTGGCAAGCCGAGTATGACATGGCCGCGGCAAAGGCCGGATACGGCGGTTCCGGCTCAGGTAGATCCAGCGGCAGAGGATACAATAACGGCTCTCTCACATCTGCACAGATCAGGCAGTTGCAAGCCCTGTTGGGCGTCGCCGCCGATGGCAAATACGGTTCTAAATCCATGGCCGCTGCCGGTGGGTTAGATGCCGACGCAGCATGGGCAAAGTATTTCGGCGGGCGTGGCGGCTCCGGCAGCGACAAACTGTCCGAAAGCGATTTCAATCGCAGCTCTGCTATGCGGTCAAAGTACGGCACATATTCCAATTACCTGAATGGTGGAACCGGCAGAACCGGCAGCGGCGAGCCCAGCGTATATAACAACGTCAGGCATGACGCTAAGGGCAACATCAAGAGCATACACATGGGCAATGGCTATATAAGCCTGGATGAATTCGACAGGTATCTTGCCCAGGGAAAAATCAAAGAAGTTCACATGCCCAACGGCAAGGTCAGATATGAATGGGCACGGCAAGGTCAGATATGAACGAGCATAGCGAGGAGGGTTAATTTATGGCGAAAGAATCTCTATACGCTCACGCTCAAAAGGTCATGAAAAAGAAGGAGATGGACGATGCCGGCAATGCACCCCGCCCTTCTGATTCTTCACAGAGCCGCGATAGCTCCGAAGCATCTAAGGGAAGGCAATCCCTCTATTCCCATGCACAGAAGTTCGTAACTAAGCGCGAAGAGTATAAGCCGTCGGCGGAATATCAGCGGTTGCAGCAGCGCCCCACACCGAAGCGCAGCGTCACGACATCGACGTATGAAGACGCAGCCGCACGGCTCCTTTCCGGTAATAATACTGGCAAGGCCAAGTTTGGTAATTCATGGGACAGGTACTTGGAGCTTTCCCACAAGGACACCCTTACCGCCGAAGAAAGGGCAGAGGCCAAAGCAGCGCGAAAGAATATTGAATCGGCCTATGGTGCCGCCGGCAAATATCAGCAGGATCTTCTCCTTGCTGATATCCCGCAGGAGGTCATGGACGTATACCGCGACCTGGGCCTTAAGGCTGACGCTGCAACCGGCGTTGCAATGGGCTTCTTGGATGCCCTCGGCGTGGACTGGCTATCCGATAAGGTCGCAGACGCCATGCACAGCGATTCCCCGCGTATGCAGTCCCAGCTTGCACGGGCTAAGGCCGCCCAAGGCACGGCGTTTGGCGTTGGCAATGTTGCAGGAAATTTGTATTCCATGCTCGGCATCAATCAGCTTGTCGGCGCTGGAGCAAAAGCCGTCCCCGCTCTTTCCAAGCTCCCAAAATATGCCCAGACTGCCATAAAGGGCGCGGCTACCTACGGAATAAAGGGGGCTTATTCCGGCCTCACCAATACGCAGACCAAGGAGGAATGGGACAGGCGCCAACAGCTTGCAGCAGAGTATTACGCTGAGCAGGGTATTGACTACCAGCCTATTGAGTATAGCACCTGGCAACAGGTCGGTAATATCGCCCAGTCCTTCGGCCTCGGCGCTCTTAGCGGTGCGGCTGGCAGCGTTGCAGGCGATTTTGTGGGCGACCTCGGTAAAGCTGTTCTTGTTAAACTCGGTTGGCAAAAACCGCTTGCCGAAGTTATCCGTCAGGCTCTTGCCAGCACCGCTCACGCAGGCGCGAGCACAGCCTCCACATATTGGCTCTACCCAGAGGATATTAGGCCAAACAAGGAAAAAATAGTTCAAGACCTTGCGCTATCCTTCCTTTTCTCTGCTGCTACGACCACTATAAGCACCATACAGGTATCGAAGCAGAACAAGGAATTCCTTAACGGCGCAATAAATAAAATGCGGAACGACTACCAGACTATTCTTAACTCAGACATGAGTAAGGAAGCACAGTTGGCAGGCATGGACGAGATTATTAAATATAACCAGACCATCCGCTCCGCACTGTCTCAAAACTACTATGCCGGGCAGCAGTCCACCATCAACGAACTTATTCGTTCCATGGATGCTATCGACGAGCAGATAAATATAATAAAAAACGGCGTTGCAGAAGGCACGGCAACGTCATCCCCTGCCTCGTCCCCGAATGGTATAAACGTTCCCAGCGGATACCTGCCCGGAGATAGTTTGCGTAAGGCAGCGGAAGAAGCCGCAGGACTGTCCCCTACCCCTCCCTCGCCCTCGGCTCCTATCGCGCCCGTAGAACCTCCTAAGGTAAGCGCGTCCGATATTATTCCTCCTGTTGTCACAGCGGAAACAAAGCCGGTTGCAACCGTCTTAAACGATGTCAACGAGCCGCCCGTTGATAATACCGAGGCTCACGACAATATCCTCGCCATCGTGGAGGATGCAGGAAAGAATAATACTCCCTATGATGTGGTGCTCAATACTGCCAACAGCAGCATAGACAACAACATTGTTACCGCCGACGAAGTACGGAGTAGATATGAGCAGGGATTGGCTGCCTATAACAAAACCACGCCTCCCGCCAAAGCTGATACCGGCGACAATAACGCCGTCACCGATATATCCGCCTTTGAAGAGGCTGGCTTTAAGCACTGGCAGAAGGACGACAAGGACAGGCTTTATATCAGCATGTCTAAGCTCGGCCTGTCCAACGAGGTCAAAGACATCAAGGGGCGCGTGAAAGTGTGGCTGGATGTGCCCACAGGCGAGGTGCAGGCGACAAAGGACACTCCGAACTCGGTTATTGAAGCTGCTCAAAAGCTGGTTGACAGCGTACAGGGGAAGGCTGACGTTGCGGAAAATATAAGCACCGCGGAAAAACCGCCTGTTTACGGCAGCGACATTGCCCAGGCTCTTGAGCATATAAGCAGGATTAAGTACGACGGGCTGATATATTCGGTATCCGGTCAGGTCAATGGGTACTATACCAGCATTACCCGCGACGATTCCCGGGCGGATGGAATGATATCCAATGACCGTTCCACTATCTACCGCGGCGGTCCGTTTGCCACCCGCAAGGAGGCTGCTGCGGATATCGCAGGTGTTTATGATAACAATTTTGCAAATAATACAGGCAGTTCGCCTACTCCGGCATTGCAGGCCGAAGCTGCTCTTGCTACAATGACCTTAGAGGAGCAGGGCGCAATCAGGCAGTATAAGAGCGGCAGCGATTCATACATGCTCAACGAAAAGCTGTATTCCGGCGCGGCATTGTCCGAAAACGAAAAAAAACTTGCCGACAATCTGGACAAGGCCCTCGATAAGCTGCCCAACTACAAGGGCACCACTTATAGGGTTCTGAGCTTTGACCGGCAGGGCAAAGAGGCTTACGACGCCTTTATCGCGCGGCATGTGCCAGATATGCCTGTGAACTATGGCGCATATACCTCGTCCTCCAAAACGCTGGATGGCTATGATATCGACTGTGCCTTAAAGGTTAAGGTTGAAATTGATGGTTTTTCCGGCAAAGATGTTTCGCAGGGCTTCGGGCTCGAAACGGAAAATGAGGTTTTATACGGAAGAACGGTTGACTACATTACCAAATCTGTAGAAACCACACAAGACGGCGTAACAGTTATCAGGATAAAGGAGGCCAATCTCAATGACGAAGGTATTCTCGCCGGACGAGAAAAATCAGTGGACGGCTCCGCTCAGGGCCAGAACACCCAAGTGCGGGCTGTGCAAGAGGTGGAGGGGAGCAAACGAGCAGAACAGGCCGGTGTGCGAGGCGTTCCCGAACGGGATACCCAGAGCGGTATTCAAGGAGGAAGTGGATCACTTCAAGGAGAACTATCCGGGGGACAACGGAATGCTCGGAATACCGAAGGAGAGTTAGGAGGACAAACACATGGCAGCACTCAGAAGCGTTCTGACGAAGGAGTTTATGAAGGACAAAATGCCCTTGCCCCACTACGGGGAGATGGCAGAGAGGTACTACCGGGAGTTCTGCAAACCGAGCTACCGGTCTCTGGCAGCGAAGGGGCCGGAGCACGTTTATCAGTACTTCGAGAAGCTGGGAATGAAGGCACTCGACGAGCAGACCGAAATGATGCAGCAGGGAGTAGCCGAGGACGGAGCCTGGGAAATCGTCAAGGAGTGGCTGTTCCCGAGGGGCGAGGAGAACATGAAGTAGGGCTTGAGCAGGAAGCAAAGGCTGAAATAGAACGCACCGTGACAGAGAAGCCCAAGGGGGCCAACTTTGTCATAGGTGAAAAGCTCAACCTTCCCGCGGGTGAAAAAGCCCGTTATAAGGCTAATGTAGCCGCTATCAAAATCGTTAAAAACCTGATAGCTGAAAATCGGTATGCAACCGCAGAGGAACAGGAAGCCCTCTCCAAGTACGTTGGGTGGGGCGGCCTCTCCTCTGCGTTTGATGCAAAAAAAGAGGGCTGGTCAAAAGAGTATGGCGAGCTGCAAGCACTGCTTTCGCCAGATGAATACAAGTCCGCCCGGGCAAGCACACTCAATGCCCATTATACGAGCATAGACGTTATCCGCGCCATGTACGAGGGACTTAGACACCTGGGCTTCCAAGGCGGCAGAATGCTCGAACCCTCCGGCGGTATCGGTCACTTCATGGGCGCTATGCCTGCCGATATGCAAGGCACGGTCAAGTCCTGGACGATGGTTGAGCTGGATGACATCACCGGTCACATTGCAAAATACCTCTATCCTAACAACGATGTGCGTATAGAGGGCTTTGAAAAGGCAAAGATACCCAACAATTACATGGACGTCGCCATAGGCAACGTGCCTTTTGGCAACTATGCTATCACAGACAAAACCTACCCCGGCACTGTTACTTCGGCAATCCACAACTACTTCTTTGCGAAGTCGCTTGACAAGGTGCGCCCGGGCGGTCTTGTGACGTTCATAACCTCGCGGTATACGATGGACGCATACGACGACAGGGTACGTAAATACCTGATGGACAACGCCGACCTTTTGGGGGCTATCCGCCTGCCGGACACCGCTTTCAAGAGCAACGCCGGAACAGAAGTAGTCACTGACATAATAGTGCTGCGCAAAAGGGCTGCCTTCACTCCCTATAAGGGTGAAGCGTTCAGCGAAGCGAGATATACGCTTATGGGGCGCGGCGGCACCTATGTCAACGAGTACTTTGCCAATCATCCCGAAATGGTTCTTGGAACCCCGGAAATGAGCGGTTCTATGTACGGCAAGGACGGACTGACCTACAAGGCCCTCAAAGGCGACTTGAACAAGCAGATAATAAGCGCATTCAAGAATATTACCGGTAAGATGGAGTATCCAAAGCGCCCCACCGTGGAGAAGGTCAACCGGGACGCTGCCATAGCGGAAGCGAAAGGCAAGGAAGGCTCCCTCGTCGCAAAGGGCAACAAGATATACAAAATAAACGATGGTCAGCTTGTAGAGCACAAGACTACCGAAAAGCAGGCGGCCACAACCGCGAAGATCCTCTCCATCCGCGACACTGCCCGCGGGCTGCTGAATATGCAGCTTCAGAGTGCGAGTGAGATGGATATAAAAGCAGCTCGCTCTAAGCTGAATAAGGCATACGACGCATTTGTCAAGCAGCATGGATTTATCAATGCGCCCGGGAACAAGCGGTTATACTCAGATGATGTTGATGCTCCTTTCATCACTTCGCTCGAAAATTACGATGCAAAGGCGAAAATCGGCCGCAAGGCTGATATCTTCTCCAAGAACACCGTCTCCCCCCGCAGGACCATTACCCACGCCGACAGCGCGATAGATGCGCTCATAGTGTCCGTCAACGAAACGGGCGGCGTGGATATTCAGCGAATTGCGGAATTGACCGGAAATAGTGTCGATGCCGTTTCTCGTGAACTGCTGGATGCGGAGCTCGTGTATAAGAACCGTGACGGCGGTTATGAAACCGCCGAGCAGTATTTGTCCGGCAACGTAAAGGCAAAGCTGCGTGATGCAGAAGATCTTCTCCCCGCCGATAAGGATTACCAGCGCAATATTGACGCACTGAAGAAAATCATCCCGGCGGATATTCCGTATCACGATATATTCGTACAGCCCGGTTCTACTTGGATACCCCTAAGCGTGTACTCGGATTTTGTTTCTCACATGCTCAATGTGTACAACGGCGGATATAGGCCGAAATTCAAGGTTTCCTATTCCGCCTTGACGGGCGACTATATAGTGCAGATAATCGATAGCTATGTAAAACGCTCCGTAGAAAACACAGCCACATGGGGAACCTACGACAAGTCGTTTGCAGAACTTTTCAGCGCATTGCTGAACAATCGGCGCATTGTCGTATCCCATAAGGACGCAGAAGGGCGCTCCTATGTAGACAAGGCAGCCACCATTGCCGCTCAGGAAAAGGCCGAGGCCATAAAAGCCGAGTTTCAAAACTGGATATGGCAGGATGAAGCGCGACGCGATACCCTCGCCCACCTGTACAATGAAACCTTCAACAACACCGTTACCCCTAAATATAACGGCGCAAACCTCACCGTAGACGGTATAAGTGCGGCCAAGCCGCTCCGAGCCCATCAAAAGGACGTGGTTCAGCGTATAATTGCCTCCGGCGGTAATACGTTGATAGCACACAAGGTAGGCGCAGGCAAAACCGCGGAAATGGCGGCGGCAGCCATGAAACTGCGCCAGCTCGGTGTGGTCAAAAAGCCCATGTTCGTTGTGCCGAAGTCCGTGCTTGCACAGTGGGGGCAGGAATTCATATCCTTCTTCCCCAATGCGAAAATACTTCTCCCGGGAGAGCAGGATTTTACCGCTAAGAGGCGCCGCGAATTTATGAATAAGGTCGCAACGGGTGACTACGATGCTATCATCGTATCGCAGGAGAACTTTTCCTCCATACCAGTTTCAGCCGACACCGAGTATCAGTTTGCCGTCCAGCAACTCACCGAGCTCGAAGCCGGCATTGAGATGGCTGTTCGCAACGGGCAGCGCAACGACCCGTCTGTAAAGCAGATGGAGAAAAAGAAAAAGCAGTTTGAAGCGAGACTCGAAAAGCTCAATTCTCTGCGTAAGGACGAGGGCAATATCTCTTTTGAAGAACTTGGCGTAGATTCCCTCTTTGTAGATGAGGCGCATTCATATAAAAACCTTTTCTACACGACCAACATGAACAACGTGTCCGGCCTCGGCAATAAGGACGGCGCGAAGCGCTCATACGACCTGTACATGAAAGTACGATACTTACAGCAGCTAAACGGTGGCCGCGGTATCGTATTTGCCACGGCTACCCCCGTCATGAACAGCATGAGCGAAATGTATATCATGCAGAAATATCTGCAAAGTGACCTCCTTAAGCAGCGTGGCCTTGAAACATTCGACGCTTGGGCGAATATGTTCGGTGAAGTCGTCACCGTTATGGAAATGAACCCCACCGGCAAGGGCTACCGCCAGAAGGAGAGCTTTTCCCGATTTAAGAATCTTGGTGAGCTTCAGCAGATGTTCCGCAGTTTTGCCGACGTACTTACCGATATCCCCGGTCTTGAAATACCCAAAATAAAGGGCGGCAAACGTACCGTTATAGTCTCTCCTCCTTCGCAGTACCAGTTGGACTACATAGAACAGCTTGCCGAGCGAGCTGATAAACTGCGCGGCAGTAAAGTAGACGCAAAGGCCGACAACATGTTGAAGATTACCTCAGAAGGCCGTAAGCTGTCATACAGCCAGCGTATCATGGATCCGTCTCTCCCTTACGAAGAGGACGGCAAAATCATGAAGTGCATTAACAACGTATACGACATCTGGCAGCGCACAAAGAAGGACAAAATGGCTCAGCTCGTGTTCTGCGATAGCGCAACTCCAAAAGGTGATCAGCAGGCCGAAGCCGCATTATTCGCCGAAGATGCTGAGAATGTGTCCATCTACGACGACATGAAGCGACAGCTTGTACTGCGCGGCATTCCCGCAAAGGAAATTGCCTTTATTCATGATGCCGATACCCAGGATAAAAAGAATCAGCTTTTTGATGATGTAAACGCTGGTAAAGTTCGTGTTCTCATCGGCAGCACCGGCAAGATGGGCGTCGGCATGAATGCTCAAAAGCGTCTCTACGCGCTCCATCACCTTGACGCACCTTGGAGGCCGGGCGACATTGAACAGCGTGAGGGACGCATTCTGCGCCAAGGCAACGTCAATAAAGAGGTGGAAATATTCACCTATGTAACCGAAAAAACCTTTGACGCCCGAATGTGGGATAATCTGGAGCGCAAAGCATCGTTCATAAACTCTATCATGAACGGAGACACAAACGCCAGGGAAGCCGAGGACGTAGGCGAAATGGTACTTTCGTTCGCAGAGATTAAATCTATCGCCTCTGGCAATCCGCTTATCATGGAGCAGTTCGAGGTGAACGCGGAGATTGCAAAGCTCACTACGCTGAAGCGGCAACATTCAAAAGCCGTGGAGGAGGCTAAATTCCGGAAGTCTACCACCGAAGCTGCTATTGCAAAGGCTAAGAATGCTCTGCCTAAAGCACAAAAGGATCTTGCGGCGAGAAAGGATATTAGCGGAGACAACTTTAGGATAACGGTATCCGGCGTTACTTTCACCAACAGGCAGGAAGCTGGTGACGCCATTATTTCAGCAGCACAGAATTTTGTAACCTCTGAAAGCTCAGATCAGCAGCGAGTTATCGGTAAAGTCGCAGGGTTTGACCTGCTTGTGAACCGCGACGGAGACGCAATCATCCGCGGGGAAGGCACCTACAACGCAAGCATTAAAATGGAAAATGCTGTTCGCACCACGCGGTCTATTGAATCTGCACTTCGCAGCATCGAAACGCGAGTACAAGTGCTGGAAGAAAATATTTCTACATGGCAGGATAATATTGCGAAGCTCGACTCGATAATCTCTACTCCCTTTGAACGCCAGAGTGATCTCAATAAAGCAATCGCCCGAAATAACGAAATAACAAACATTCTCAACCCCCCTGAGGCGGAGGCGGTGGTTGCTGACTATGATGACGCAGAAACAGACACCATTCAAAGCATGTTTGGCGATTCCCCGGACGATAGCGATGTGCCACACGACAAGTGGAACACACAGCGCGTGGGGAGCAACAGCAAAACAACCATGCGTATATCTGACATCATCGGGAAGATGCGCCACGACTTCGGCATACCTGTCGGAACTGGGCGTATGTCTCGGCGTGATGTGCTCGGGCAGTACAACACCCACGCCCACAGCATAAAAACGAGGATAGCAAACGACCTTCCCACCGTCGCACACGAGCTTGGTCATCATCTGGATAATGCATATCGCCTTACCAGCGAATTAAGCAAAGATCAGCAGGCCGAGCTTGTAGACCAGTTAAGCAGCGCGATGAAAGAAAAATATAAGCCCGGTGAGCTTAAGGCTGAGGGACTTGCGGAATTTGTGCGTAGATATATGCAAAATAAGGAGACTGCAAAGATTGATTACCCTCTGTTCTTCACGCATTTCCAAGCTGCGTTGTCTCCCGAAACGTTGGCTACGGTGGATGAATTTGCAGACGAGATAAACGCCTATTACTCTCTGGACGTGAATAGTGCTCAATCGTCTATACGTCCCATGAGCGAAGGGCCTAATGATTTCCGCACATTGAGTGAGAAATTCAGTGACAGTAAAGAGCGTTTTTATCAAGACTGGTTCGATTCGCTACATGCAATAAGGATGTTTGATAAAGAGGCTGGTTCCTCGGTGTATATTGATGCAATCAATAGCGCGTACAGCGATTCCATTGCCGCCAGCGTCTTATTTACCGGCTATGTAGATGATGACGGCAGGCAAATTTCCGGTGGTTTACAGTCTGCTCTTGACGGTATAGACCTCAAAGACAAAAAGACCTATGCCGATTTCAATGAATACTTGGTAGTCCGGCACGGCCCGGAGCGTCTGCAAGAGGGTATGCGCATATTCGCAGACGACCGAAAGAACTCTACATCGTGGATGGACACACGCCGCAACGAGCTCGAACGGCAGCACCCGGAATTCAGCGGAGCCGCAGAAAAGCTATATACATGGCAGCGAGACTTTTTGCATAATTGGGGTGTGAAATACGGCCTCGTTTCCAGGGTGAGTGCGGAAGAATGGGCTGATCGCTGGCCGAGCTATGTTCCCCTTAGCCGCGTCATGGAAAAGAGCAGATTGCGAGGTGGAACAAGGAGAAGTTTTGCAAATCAGGATAGCACCATCCGGCGCGCTCACGGTAGCGGACGCGAAATAATCAATCCCATTGAAAGCATCATCACCAATACGGTGAAGATGGTCAATGCAGCCATTAAGAACAAGGTTGCCCTTGACCTTGTTGACGCCGCGAAAAAGGAGGAGGGGCTCGGCTGGTTGGTAGAGCCCGGCACCCCGCCGATGAAGCGCCAAGTAATCGACATGGCAGGAACTAAGCAGGCGCTTGAGAAGGGGATTCAAGAAAGCTCTATGGATGAAGATGCCAAAGAAACAGCCTATGGTATAATTGGTGAGCTCAATGACTATCTTGTGCAATTCAGCCGCGGAACAAAGGGCTTCGGCAACACAATAACTGTGCTGCGCAATGGCAAACCTGAATTCTGGAAGATAAACGATCCTTTATTGCTGGAGTCGCTTACAAATATGTCGCCCCGTCAGGCCGGCGACTTTGCGCGAACCATAGGCACAATCAACCGGCTTATCACTAACAGCATCACAGGATTAAACCTTGTTTGGTCGGTAGGGTCAAACACTGTACGTGACTTGGGTACGGCGTTTACATATTCTGAAAAGAGCCCCATTAAACTTGTAAAAGAGATATTCGCTTCTTACGCGCAGAACTTCCGCAAGCCTGATAAATGGTCGCCCTTCCACAAAGAGTATGTGGCCCTCGGCGGAGGACATGATTCCGCTTTTGCAACGGATAAGGATATGCCAGATCAAATTATAGGGCAAATGATGGGTGATTTCTGGAAGCACATAGGAAGAGACCCTGCAAAGATTGCCCCCCGTTTGTTCAATAACACGATAGGCGCCGGAATAGAATTTGTATCCGACATCATAGAAAGCGGCCCGCGTGAAGCAATATACGTCTTAAGCCGTAAGTCAGGACTTTCCCCCAGAGAAGCTATGTATGCTTCCCATGACATTACGGTGAACTTCAAGAGAGGAGGCATTAAGAGCAAGCAGCTCAACAGGTTTGTTCCGTTCTTCAATGCCGGTATGCAGGGATTGGACAAAGAAGTCAGGTTCTTCACCGCCGAAGATGCCCCTCCAGAATTGAAGAAAAAGGTTATCACGGCTCGCCTTGCGCTGTATATCGGAGCATATACCGCATTAGGCGCTTTGCAATGGCTCATAAATAGCCGCGACGAGAAATCCCGCAAATACTACGCGCAGCTTTCGACATACACCAAGAATAATTTCTGGTGCATCCCGGTATATAAGGATGGTGAGGCCACGGGCGAATTTATTACAATCCCCAAACCCCGAGAACTCGCAGCCCCGGCAAGCGCCACGTCCGCCCTTCTCGAAAAGTACGCCAGTGGTAACGACGACGCCTTTCGTGACTTTGATGAGTACCTTACCGGCTCGTTCCTGCCAAACCTTGCAGATGATGCGGCACAGGGCTTGATTGACCTGCTTCGCGGCGAAGCCACGCCGAAAGACGTCGGGGCGGACTTATTAGGCAACTTCGGTATAGCCGGTATAGCGGCATACATGATGGCAAACCGCGACTTTCTTGGCAGGCCAATAGAAAGCGCTGCCTACACCGGTGAAAAGGCAACTCACTATAATGAACGTACCTCGAAGATTGCCAAGGTTGTCGGTGAAGCCTTTAATTGGAGCCCCATAATGATAGACTACTTTGGCAAAAATGTGTTTGGTGGGTTCTGGAAATTCCAGCAGGCATTATTCCCTGTAAATGATGAGGCGCGTGATTTCTCGCTCGGCCTGAAAAATACATACTGGCGCGACAGCCAATATTCAACCGACCTTATCAACACAATGTATTCTCTCAGGGATGCTGCCAAAACCGCAAAGGATACCTACCCGGCTGATATGGACAAGGCCATTGCTTACAGCGAGAGCAATACAATGACCACGTTCTATTCGCGTTACAACAAGCTGGCTAAGGATAATCCGAACCGCAATACGCGGCAGATAGTGCTTGATATGATAAACGACTTCAACCGTTCTTTCGGCAGCGACGTAAGAAGCTACGCGCAGCAAAAGGTTGATGCAGCGGTGAGAAAGGCCGGGGACACGGAAATAATGCCCAATGTCATGCAGACCTTCATAACCGACGATAACAGCAAGCGCTTCGAACTGACCGCCGAGCAATATGTGGAGTATCAGGGCAAGTTCAATAATCTCTACTGGCAGTATGTCACCGCCGTTGCGGATCAGGGCGAGGTAGCTATACGGCAGGCGAAGAAACGAGCGAAGAATGAGGCTGACGCCTATATGCTCAAGTTGCTGGGCGGTCACTCCAAGGCCGGGGTAGCTTACGCAGCTCAAAGCAGCGCGGGTATATCAGCTTCGGACGACCTGCTGTATCAGGCCGCGTTGGATGTAGCAAGAGAGGGCGGTCTTAAAAAGCAGGAGGTATATGACGTCCTTGACCGCATGAGTATTCCAGATAGCCAAAAAGCGGTGTTGTTTGACGGTACTGGAAACTACTCCGGCGCGAGCAATATCTACTACACCGCCGATGAGCTTAACAGCTGGATTTATGAGCAGCAGCGAGAAGGACGGAAGGACGGCGATATTGCCAAGAGCATTTCCAATGTGTACAGGGAACTTTATCAGGCCGCATACGAGGTTGCCGACTATCAGAAAATGAGCGATATAGAGACAAAACTATTCGCTCTCGACCTCACTGACAAGAAAGGAAAGCCCTACTGGACACAAAAGAAATTCGATGAATGGCTCAAGCCCAAGTAAAGGAGCAATATTAAAAAGCGGGGAGCATTTCCCCGCTTTACTTCTTTGCTATTATCCTGATGTTCTCCACTCCTGTTTTTATTATATGCCATAGATATGGGATTATAGATACTTTTAATGCTATTAGTAGTAAAGGCCAAAATATCAGGCCCAAAACATCTATATCCCTTTGCACAACGATCGTAGACGCCATCACCCATGCGGCGGTTTCTACCAGAAACGCCAATATTGAAGCTCGTAAAATAATAATTGCGGCTATCAACTTTACCCACCACGGATAATGCAAAAAGATTAAAGGATAAAGCGCAATCGCTATGCTTGCGATTACAGTAATCGCTTTCCTTGTTCGTTCAGATTTTTCCTGTGCCTTTTCTATGCTGCATTTCGGTTTGTAGAATTCGCCCATGTCATAAACTCCCCCCTTTTCTTCTCCTTTCCCTCCATCGCGTCACAATCACCTCGACACAACAACCAATCATAAGAACCAACAGCAGTATCCCAAGACATTTCAGCATAACGTCCAGCACATCCGTCTCAGGCTCCGGCTCCGGCGTAGGAGCTGGCGTAGGCGTTGGCGTCGGTAAACTCCTCGACGGCGCTCCGGCGCTGCCTGTCCCCCGGCTCCCCGTAGCATCATCAAAGTCAAACGGGCATTCGCCGTCTATATGCTGATGTGCCTCGTGACCGTGGTGGTAATGGTATTCTCCTGTTGAGCGGTCATAATGTCCACCCTCACTATCCGTACCGCCCGAATGGGCGGTTGCAACCGCCTTAAACAGTATGAGCGCAGCCATGCATGAGACTGCGGCAACGAGCAATAACCTTCTCAATTAAGAAACCTCGCGCTATTTCTCTTAATTCTCATCTTTAACATAATTCTCTTTTGTTTTCATGCTACTGTCAAGCGGTAAATATCATCTTTAGCAAAAAAGAGACGAGGCGCATGAAAATATACGACTACAACGGCAAGAAGAACATATCCGGCAAGCGAATACGTGAGTGCAGGCGCAAGGTCGGCATGACGCAGGCAGAGCTTGCGGCGCAGCTCCAGCTATCCGGCATTACCCTTGAAAATAACTGCGTGAGCAGGATTGAAAGCGGCGCAAGGTTCGTCGCCGATTATGAACTCCTCGTGCTGTCCGAGATATTCGGCGTAACCATGGAATATCTGGTTGGCAAAGAATAGTCGCCAGCATATTAGGCATCCTCGCGGATGCTTTTTTTATTTTTGGTCAAAAACGGGGAGAAATGACATAAACCGGCCTGTTACCATCGTGGAAAAAGGAGGCGATGGTGTGAATGAAATAATCTACCGGCTTCGCTTAGACTGCTCAAAGCCCGGAACTCAGGCAAGCATATACGTCAAAAAGGGCGACATAAAATCCCGAAAGCTCTCCATCTCCCTCTATAACGGCTCCACGCCGTATGAGGTGCCGGACGGTTGCAGCGTAGTCCTCAGGGCTAAAAAACCCGACGCCACTATCGTATACGATGACTGCACGGTGAACGGAAACGTGGTAACTCACCTTCTCACCTCAAAGGCGGTAGAGGTCTCAGGTACGGTCAAGTGCGAACTGACGATTTATGGGCCGGATAGCGAGGTCCTGTTCTCTCCGTGGTTCAATCTCTATGTTACCGACCCGCTGTACGAAGATGACGACGTTATCTCCACCAGCGAATTCAGCGCATTAACCGCTGCCGTAAGCGCCATGACCTCCCTTGCCAACAGGTGGGGCAATCCCAGCGCGGGGGTGAAGGACGGTGAAACGCCGGGCGTAGAAGTGACAATAAGTGATAATGGCGTGGAATTCACATTTACCCTGCTGAAAGGTGACAAAGGAGAGACCGGCGAAAAAGGTGCGACTGGCGAGACCGGCGCGACGGGCGCAAAAGGTGCCGACGGCGTAAGCGTTACGAGCGTAGAGCAGACTACTACATCCACCGCAGACGGCGGGGAAAACATCGTCACAGTCACGCTTTCCAATGGCAACACCAGCACCTTCAAGGTGAAGAACGGCTCCAAGGGCTCTAAGGGCGATACCGGCAAGACCGGTGACAAAGGAGAGACCGGCGACAAAGGTGAGACTGGCAAGACCGGCGCGACGGGCGCAAAAGGTGCCGACGGCGTAAGCGTTACGAGCGTAGAGCAAACGACTACCTCGGTGGCAGACGGCGGGGAAAACATCGTCACAGTCACGCTCTCCAACGGTAACACCAGCACCTTCAAGGTGAAGAACGGCTCCAAAGGCTCAAAGGGCGATACCGGCAAAACCGGTGACAAAGGAGAGACCGGCGAAAAAGGTGAGACTGGAACCGGCCTCGACATCAAGGGGACATACGCAACACTCGATGCGCTGGAAGCAGCGATAACCTCACCCGCGCAGGGCGATATGTACAACGTGGGCACAGCCGCTCCTTATAACATCTATATGTGGGACGAAACCGTTGCGCCTCATAGCTGGGTAGACCAAGGGCAGCTTCAGGGAGCTAAGGGCGAAAAAGGCGAAACTGGCGCGACGGGCGCTACCGGCAAGGATGGTAAAGACGGCTTAAACGGTACAAACGGTAAAGACGGCGTAAGCGTAACGAGCATTGAGCAGACTACCACCTCCACCGCGGACGGCGGGGAAAACATCGTCACAGTCACGCTTTCCAATGGCAACACCAGCACCTTCAAGGTGAAGAACGGCTCCAAGGGCTCTAAGGGCGATACCGGCAAAACCGGTGACAAAGGAGAGACGGGCAGTACTGGCGCGACGGGCGCTGCCGGAGCCGACGGCGTGAGCGTTACGAGCGTAGAGCAAACGACCACTTCGGCGGCTGACGGCGGGGAAAACATCGTCACAGTCACGCTCTCCAACGGTAACACCAGCACCTTCAAGGTGAAGAACGGCTCCAAAGGCTCAAAGGGCGATACCGGCAAAACCGGAGCGGTATTCACTCCTTCCGTATCTTCCGCCGGTGTGCTCTCCTGGAGCAACAACGGCGAATTAAGCAACCCCGCCTCCGTTGACCTTGTGGCGGCGGTAATAGCGGCTCTTCCGAGTGCAGACAGCCAAGCATATTAGGGAGGTAAATGACAATGGCACAGTGGGCTAAAACAAACACACAGCATTATGAAAATATCGCCGCGGCTATCCGCGCAAAGAACGGCGGCACGGAAACCTACACCCCCGCGCAGATGGCCGCAGCAATAGCGGCTATACCAAGCGGTGCGTCCATAGACGCAGTGAGCGGTTCATCTCTGCCGGCAACAGTGGTTAATGACCAAGTTTATATCATCACCTCTACTACCCCCGGTACGATATACATTGACACTGATATGCCTTCCAGCCCCGCGAGCGGCGATGCGTGGGTTGTCGTGGCAGAAGGCGGTGTTGGTGCTATCGCTTTTACGGAGGACAGCCCTTTATTCCGCGTGGGTTTCAAAGCGGTAAAGCAGTACGGCAGCAATGGTAAGTGGAGCAACGTAGAGGCTTATCTCGGGGTGTCCGGCGCCTGGGTAAAGATAGGCGTCAGTCTACCGCCTGCCGGAACCCCCTTGAACAACTTCACGTGGGCGCAGATAGACTATATCAGCGAAAACGGCCTTATGTCCGATTATTTCAACATAGGTGACACCAAGAACGTTACCATAGGCAGCGCAACATACGTCGTGGAGATTGTGGGCTTCTCGCACGACGACAGAGCGGACGGCAGCGGCAAGGCAGGTCTGACATTCGGCTTAAAGGACTGCCTCAATACCGCCTACCAGATGAACAGCTCCAATACCAACGCCGGAGGCTGGGGAAGCTGCGCTCTTCGCGCAACGCTGCGCGGCGATATATGGAATCAGCTCCCGTCCGATCTTCGCGGCGTCATCAAAGAGGTAACTAAAAAAACGTCGACTGGCAACTCAAGCAGCACCATAAATAGCATCAGCGACACCTTATTCCTATTCGCAGAAAAGGAAATTTTCGGCAGTACGCAGTACTCGGTCAACGGCGAGGGAACTCAGTATGCCAGGTTCACCACCAGCAACACCCGCATTAAAAAGCTCAACGGTTCCGCGACGTTCTGGTGGCTTCGCTCGCCTCGTTCCAGCTACGGCGACATCTTCTGTGCTGTGAACATTTCAGGTGCAGCCTACTACTACATCGCCAGCACCTCCTACGGCGTCGCCTTCGGATTCTGCGTTTAATCTGAACTCTAAAAATCCCCGCCCCTTGTGGGCGGGAAGCGAGGTAACAATATGTCAGTACCGAAAAGTAAGCGCACGGAAAGCAGTATACAGTTTTTGCAAACAGCCAGCGAGATCAACCGAATGACGCGAAAGCTCGCAATGGCGCTGCCAAAACGATACACGTTTTTCGGCGGCACGGAGCTTGCCCATCTTGCGGCGGAGTGCCATCACCACATGAAAGCCGCGAACAGTATATTCCCGGTCAATGCTCATGAGCTTCAGCTACGGCGCGATCACCTCACGGAAGGAAACAATGCGCTGCAAGCACTTCTCGATGAGCTGGACATCGTATATCAGGAATACCCGGATATGCGGAAACGGGTCGAGAATATTGTTGGTCTCGCCGTAGCTGAAGCAAAGCTGATATCCGGCGTAAAAGACGCTGATAAACGGCGATTTAAGAATTTGATTCAAGTTTAGGTTTTGCGCTGTTAAGCGTTCCGCGACGAACTGGTGGCTTCGCTCGCCTAATTCCAGCAACGGCAACAACTTCTGTGCTGTGAACAATTCAGGTGCAGCCAACAACAACAACGCCAGCAACTCCTACGGCGTCGCCTTCGGATTCTGCCATAGCCGGACAAAGTAACCCTTTGGGTGAAATCAGCGCACAAGCAGAAGGAGCGCAAGACCTACCCTCTATGGGGGAATCAGGCCCCCGATGTTATGAGCCGGACGTTTCTTGCATGGGCGGCTAATGTGCGATAACCGCTTTCATGGCTACTAACTATGCAGCTACAACCGCACCCTACAATCTGCTGTACGGGAGGCCAACATGACAAGTAACGAACGCCGTGAGGCGCGTTATCAGAGACGCAAGCAGTACCGCGAAGCGCAACGCAGAAAACGTATAGCCGCCTGCGGTTCTCTGGATGAAATATTCAGCTTCGAGCACCTATACAAATCCTATAAGCTGTGCTGCTCCGGCGTGGGCTGGAAAAGCAGCGTACAGGCGTATAAGGCCAATGCCCTTGCCAACGTATACAAAGCCAGGGCTGCCGTGCTTAATGGAACGTACAAAAGCCGCGGATTCGTCGAATTTGATATCTACGAGCGCGGCAAGCCCAGGCATATACGCAGCGTCCATATAACGGAGCGCGTCATACAGCGCTGTCTCTGTGACTATGCGCTGGTCCCGCTGCTCAGCTCCCGTTTCATCTACGACAACGGTGCATCTCTCAAGGATAAGGGTATAGACTTTAGCCTTGACCGACTCAACCGCCATTTCCGCGAGGCCGCGAAAATGACAAATCCCTGCTATGTGCTCAGCTTTGACTTCTCAAAGTTTTTTGATAACGCCAGCCATACGGCGGTATTTGCGGAATATGAAAAATCGCTGCCCCCATGGGTTACGGCATGGGCGAAATACTTTGTAGGGCAGTTCGGCGACCATGGGCTTGGTTTGGGCAGCCAGGTATCGCAAATATCCGCTCTGGCCTTACCCAACAGCCTCGACCACATGATAAAAGAACAGCTCGGTATCAGGCTGTATGCGCGGTATATGGATGACGGCTATCTGATTCACTCAGACAAGGAATACCTGCGGTATTGCCTGCAAGAGATAAAAGCAAAGTGTAACGAGCTGGGGATGAGTACCAACCAGAAGAAAACACAAATAAGTAGGCTGGAAGGCATGACATTTCTGAAAACCAGATTTTTCATGTCCAACACAGGCAAAGTAATACGACTTCTGAACCATAAGTCCATAACCCGTATGCGCCGCAAGCTGAGGATATTCAGAGTATGGGTAAACGAGGGGCACATGACCGCGGCAGAGGCGGTTAACTCTTATCAGTCCTGGCGTGGTCACGCAATGCGTTGCAACACCCGCACAGTTATGGCGAAAATGGACGGTTACTTCAACAAGTTATTCAAGATGGAGGTAGGGCAATGTTCAAAGTAATTAAAAACGGCTCCGTCCTCTGCATGGAGGATTATGCCAGGTATGTAAGGTTACAGACCAACGGCGTGTACGTCCTATGCAGCGAGAACGAGGCGGACGGGGTTATCGCAAACGATGAGATTCACGCTCTGGACAGCGTGCAGCTCGTCGAATTTATAGGCACTGTGGAGCTCACCGATGTGCGTACCGAACTCGAGCAGACGATTGCCGACGCCAGGCAGAACCTCATAAGCCCGCCGGCAAGGGACGCGCCTTGGAGTGCGGATGTACGCTATGCTGCCGGTGACACTGTGGAGGGTGGCTATGTGGCCCTGCGGTATAACCGCAATAAAAACCCGGCTGATTATCTCGGTGTGTACTGGGTTCACGATGAAAACGAGGTGGTAGCATGGGAAAGCATAGAGGACGGCACCATCATCTACGCAGGCGGCATAGTGAGCTACGGCGGCAAAACGTGGCGCTGTGTCGAGCAGCATATTAAGAGCAGCGTACACAAGCCAAAGACCGGTAGTTCCAAATGGGAAGAAGTTGCAAGTTAGTTGCAAAGTAAATCAAACCTGCACCAATGCGGTGCGAAAATAGAAAGGAGATCTATCATGAAAAGAATCATCGCAGTACTGACCGCTGTTGTCCTGCTCCTCTGCGCCGAGGCAGCCCTCGCAATGGACAAGCCATCAATCGTTATCACACCCCTTGACTACCAGACGGGCCGCGTCATAGCCGCCAAAGAGTACAACGAAGGCGAAAACTTCTGCCTTCGTGTCGATGTGGATATCCCGCGCTTTGCGGATACTGCTAACATGGAAAAGAAAATAGACCATCCCGGCGCGGCGCTATATCAGGATACCGTGGAAATGCGTACCGGCACCTATTACATTACCGGCATGGCCGGACAGCAGCCCGCTTCCGTCACGGTATGCTTTAAGGATTATTCCTACGATAAGGCTCAGACGGCAGAACAGCTTTACTTAGCACAGCAGCAGGATAAGACCGTATGCGCCACGTTTCGCTTCACCGCCGGAGTGCAGGCGCCGCAGGTGGTACCGCAGGCGCATGGCACCCTTCAGCTACCAAAAACAGGCGACCGCAGCGATATAGTATACGCTGTCGCTTTAGCCTCCTTGGTAGGTGGAGCTTACGTTCTTGTACTGGACATACGGAATAAAAAAGATGTATAAGCTGGGCGCGTCTCCTTCCCCAACAGATAATAGAGACTTTTCCGTAAGGGTGATGCCTTGTGCGCTGCCCCGCGAGTACAAGCAGCACATAGGCAGCAACTACCACCAGCAGGAAAGCACCTGCGTCGCGCAGACCTTACGCAATATCATGCGCGAGGCATACGGCACAGAGTTCGGTACCAATTTCCTTTACGGCGGCGGGAGAAGCCATACCTACGAAGGCATGATACCAGCGGAGGCGGTGAAGTTTCTGAATACCTACGGTATGGCTCCAGCGCGGTATGACCCTGGCGAAAAAGAGGTGATGGACGTCATTTACTACTACCGGGCAAACCGCACTGTCCTCGAACAGAAGGCAGCTCCTTATAAGGGCGCTACCTATGCGCGAGCGTATACCGCAGAACAGATAAAAGCGGCGCTGCACAGCGGAATGTATGCCGCGGCCTGCTTTGCCATAAGCCAATGGAAACCCGACCGCCACGGAGTATGGCCTTGCATCTCGCCCGTAATGGGATACCACGAAATGAGGGTGTTCGGCTGGGAGCTCGTCAACGGCACGGAATACGCCTGTGTGCAGAACTCATGGGGCAGCTCATGGGGCAAACGCGGCGAATGCTATATATCGTGGGCGGACGTGCTCCGCTGCAATGACGTGCTTATCATCAAGCCCATAGAGCAACAGACCCACGATGCGGAGATTCGTCGCACTCTGCGAAAGGGCATGAGGGACGACGGCAATTACGCCGACGTATCAGAGCTTCAGTCATGGCTGAATAGCAAAGGGTATAACTGCGGAACCGCCGACGGCGTTTTCGGCAGCCGAACCAAACGGGCGGTAAAAGCCATGCAGAAGGCAAACGGCCTGACCGCTGACGGCATAGTAGGCCCCAAGACATGGGAGGTAATTGACAATGCGGATTGAATTGACTAAGCCTTATACCAGAGGCGCTGATGTGCGACACGTCCAGGAGCGGCTTGTGGCACACGGGTACAGGGTTGCAACTGACGGTATATACGGACCGGCGAGCTGCAATGCCGTCAAAGCTGTGCAAGCCCTATATGGCCTCACAGTAGACGGTATAGTAGACGATAAAACTCTCGCTGTGTTGGACGCTCCTCCGCTGATCATAGTGCAGCCGTCAAAGCACGCCAAGGATCTCGTCACCTTCATGCATTCCCTACTGGAAGAAATCTATCTCTGGGGCGGCTTTGGGCAAGAGCTTACCGCCGAGAATGTGAACGCCGTCGCTCTGAAGATGGATACCTCCGCCGCCAATGCCAGACGCACGGTAGCCCTTTTTGAGAAAAAGGCCAAATGGGGACAGACCAATATGCACGGTTATGATTGTTCCGGTGCGGTATCTCGCGGCCTATATAAGATGGGCATGGTAGACAAAAAGCGGAACTGCAATCACCTGTGGGATATGTGCGAGGAAATCACCCGCGAGCGGCTAATCCCTGGCGATCTGCTATTCAGGCAGCGAACCAGCGGCAACAACTATCACGTCGGCGTATATATAGGCGACGGCAAGGTCATAGAGGCAAAAGGGCGGGACGACGGAGTAGTGATTCGCGGCATATATAAGTCCGGCACCGGCTACTGGAACAAGTTCGGGCGGCTGCGCTGCTTATACGAAAATGCATAAAACGTGTGAGGTTAGGAGGGAAAGCCAGTGAATAAAGAATGGTTGTGGTCGATAGTGACCGGCCTGAGTGGGATGGTGTTGGGGTGGGCTGCGCGTATAAAGGCCGACAAAAAGGACTGCGCGGAGGCGGCAGCTCATGATGCTGCCATTGACACCGCACTCAAATCGGACGTGGACTACATCAAACGCGGCGTGGACGATATCAAACTCGACATGCGGGCGCAGGCCAGCAAGATCGAGGATATAGACCGCCGCGTCACGAGGGTAGAAGAAAGTGCGAAAAGCGCTCACAAAAGGCTCGACAGCCTTGAGAATAAAGACTGAAAAGGAGAGAGAAAAATGAAACTGGAACTCACAAACAAAACCTACGACGTCCTCAAAACCATCGCCCTGATATGGCTTCCTGCACTGGGAACGCTGTATTTCTCGCTCGCCGGAATATGGAATTTGCCGTTTCCCGAGCAGGTAGTGGGCACCATCACCGCCGTGGATACTTTCCTCGGCGCCGTCCTCGGCATCGCTGCGGTATCTTATCACAAAGTCAAGTAGTCGATGTGCAACGCCCCCGAAACAGGGGGCTTTTATTTTGCTTTTGCCCTATTGCTAAAAATGAGAATTTTTGATAATATCCCCACACAAAGAAAAGGGGGCAACGGTATGAAAAAGTATTATTCACATTTGTCATGGACGGATAGGCTGCGTATAGAGAAAATGCGAAAGGAAGGCGCTAAAGTTACAGAAATAGCCGATGCTTTACACGTCCATTATTCCACTGTATATCGCGAGTTGAAACGCGGCACCTATACTCACCTGAACACGGATCTGACCACAGAAGAGAGGTATAGCCCGGACATAGCGCAGGCGGCCTACGACGCCAACTTGACCGCTAAAGGGCCAGAGCTTAAAATCGGGCACGACATACATTTCGCCGCCTACATTGAGGATAAAATAGTGAATGAGCACTACTCACCCGCTGCCGTGCTCGGCGAGATAAAAGCTAAAAACATAACCTTCGAGACTACGGTTTGCCTGCGAACCCTATATAGCTATATCGACAAGGGTGTCTTTTTGCGGATCACGAACAAGGATCTGCCGCATCGCGGCAAGCGGAAGGAAGGCCGGCATTATCGCAACGTTCGCGCCTCCCGCCCTCCTCGCGGCGAAAGCATAGAACAAAGACCCGATGAAGTAAAGCAGCGTAAAACCATGGGGCATTGGGAAATGGACACCGTTGTAGGCTGTAAAAAGTCAAAGCCTGTGCTGCTCGTGCTAACGGAACGGCTCTCTCGCCGCGAAATAATTTTGAAAATGAAGGACCGTACCGCCTCCAGCACGGTCAATGCCATAAACTGGCTGGAAAGGCGATACGGAAAATCATTCTTCAAGGCTCTTTTTAGGTCGATAACGGTAGACAACGGCGTAGAGTTTGCAGACTGCTCCGGTTTGGAAGGTTCCATTTATGGCGGACAGCGCACGAAGATATACTATTGCCATCCGTATTCGTCCTGGGAGCGAGGAAGTAACGAGAATCAAAACGCCCTCTTACGACGAACATTCCCCAAAGGAACCGACTTCACCCGCGTCACACATAAAGCAATAGCAGCGGCGGAAATGTGGCTCAACACGTACCCCCGCGCGATGTTCGGCTATCGCTGCGCCGAGGACGTATTCCAAGAGCATCTTGCATTATTATAAATTATTTTTTTCTCTTATTTTTGCACTTATCTATTGACAAACGCCTGTGCGAATTGTAACATAGAGTGCAAATAAGATAAATGCTTATTTACACTCTATT